TCCGTAGACAACACAGGAGTTACACTTGTTAAAGCGTTTCCTTTTGCTGTATAGCCACCAGTCGTAGCGAGTTCTTCTGAAGTTGTGTAAACAGTTGTAGATTTACTTAAATCTGCGCTACTGTCATATAATGCTAGATTAAAAGTATTACCTGTAGATGCAGTAAAATTATGTTCGGCTTCTAAAATTTCTTGTTTAAAACTGTTACAAACTGCTGATGTTATTGTCATATTTATCTCCTATTACGGATTTGGTGACTGAATGGGTATTCGAATTGTTCCATCCGTATAATCATCTCGTCTCCGTCTTCCAATTTGCTCCGCAGCAAATTTCTCTAATTCTTGTTTATACCTATTTTCATATAGTGTCAACATGTCCATTGGGCCTTTTAAAAAGCCATATGCCTCTATTAGGCACGCATATAAAAGCCCTGCTGGAAAATATAGACTGATATAAGTTCCACTCGTATCTGTAACTAAACTCGTAGGTTTAGCATTAAAATGAACCTTAAATACATAAGTACTATCAGGAACAGGTGCAAACATCATACGCCCCGAAGTAGTATCTGTTGTTCCCGTAGCTCCTCCGAACATAGCGTAGTATTTAGGGGCTCCTTTGTCTGTTTCAGCAGGAATATATTCCTGCAAATAGGTTCTATCCTTTTTTTCTAGCCATTCATTAGCGCCGGTAGAAACACTTGTAGAAGTATAAACTTGAACTCCCCTAACAAATAAACATCCCGCAGGTGCATTAATTGTAGACTGACCTGTAACTAAATTTCCTGTTTGAGCTTTTCGATCTGCATCAATAGGACAATCTCTCATCACCCGATATTCTGCATTTTCTATAAATCTGCTTAGAATAGCACCAGTAAAAACATTACTGTCTACTTCAGTATAACTTCTAAGATCAGCTTCTAATGCTGAAAGTGTATATCCTGCCATTATGCTCTAGCGTTAACCGGGCCTGCGAACGCCGGATAACCTCCTCCTTCTTCTGTTGTAGTAGCCGCTGTCACCAATGTAAAGGTGTAAGAATTAGCATCTACTTTCGTAATACTATAAGAACCTCTTATCTGAACTCCTGAGCTATGCGCCGAAGCTGTCGTTGTTTGAGGAGTTAAATTATAAGTCGGTGCTGAAGAACCTCTAGTTAAACCAGAAAGAACTCCGGTACCTGTATTATTTGCTGTGTATTTAATAGTTTCATTATCATTAGCTCCTGGTTGTACAACAATATAACCTGTAGAAGGAAAAGCTGTAGAATCAGTTAAAGTTAAAGAGGTTGCCGAATCAGTAAGATCAGAAGCAAGAGTAGTTTCTAACATAAAAATAATTGGAGAAACCCCTCCTACATAAGAAATAACATTTCTAAATCGAACCGCATCTCCAGTCGAACGGCCATGATTTGGTTGATCAACCGTGACTGATGTAGAAGAACCAGTAGTAGTAAAAGGGTTATTAGGTAAAATTGTAGGGGTATAAAATTCAGTTCTTGCAGGACGAGCTCTTTGTACTGCTTGAGGATCCGCTCCTACGGGCTTAGGCTGGATCAATGGAGATTTTGGTTCATATTCTGAAATATGTACCCAGGCTCCAGTCCATTCTCTCACCATTTCCAAATAAGGAAAAGCCTGACCGGATCGATCTGAAATTGATAATGCGTATTGTCCTCTTGCAAATTTAGCCATTATACGCTCGGATAATAAGTTTTAGGGGTTATATAAGTACTCGATGGCGAACCATCTTCTGCTAAGGCTCTTGTTAATTCGTCCTCATAATAAAGTTTCATTTGTTGAGATAATTCAGGATTATATTTTTGACTTAAATAAAAAGATAGCCCTGCTACCATACAAGGAACAAAACGATAAGGAACATCTCCTACGTTAGTAAAAGCTCCCACATCTTTAATTCTTTTAATATAGTTATAATTTATTGTATGACCATTCTGAGTTGAACTCGGAGTCAAATAAATTGTCATCGTTGTTCTATCAATAAATCTCTGTACCCAATACTGAGAAGGAGTTCCCGTTGCTGTTTTATTAGATAAAGCTTGGTAAGTAGATCGATCAATTTTAGTGAGTGGTGCATCTACACTAGATGCATTTCTATAAGAGGCTTCTAATATATCTGCTGCACCATAGATAGCTGTTGCATCAGAAGTACCGTCTCCTGTAGATCTATAAATAATATATTCACTTTGATCTGTAACTAAGGTAAAACTAGAATTAGCTACTTCCCAATAATGTAAACCTCTATTACCCCATTCTTGAAATAAAATATTTAAAGATCTTTTAGCTGTTTTTAATTGATAGCCCGAAGTCGCTTGCAGACCAATACGTTCGTATGCGTCTTCAATAACTTCATCAATAGCAAACGTCTTTTCAAAGGTGTTTGTAGTAGCAATAGCCATATACTACCTCCCCTAACCGTAAAAGAATGTAACTTTATTTATAGTAGTTAAAGTTGCTTTTCCACTGGTTAAACATCTCAAACCTGTGCCTGGAAATTGAAGATACTGACTATGCGAATAAGTAGAACCATCTGGTGTATTTAACGTACACAGACTTGTCGCATTATCTAAAATTTCAATCGTACCAGCTCCTGCAGTCGCGTCATAATAAACTCCAAGAATTCTACAAGGTCCCGCAAAAATAGTACCGGTACCCGTAAGGTTTGTAGATTTTATATCTACTGGATATGTGCTCATATTTTCTCCTTAGTCGTGAGCTCCCGAAGGAGCTCACATTATTTATATATTAAGTTCCGAATGGTGTTGCTTGCGATCCAGATGATTTTATTATCGCGTCCACGAAATATTCATCATCCGCTGTCGCTGTAACTTGAACATAAGTTCCAATAATTCCACCTGTAGTGGAACCATCAAAACTCATGACTGTATCAGAACCACCAGGGAACCAAGCTACACCAGTTGCTGCAGTAGTCATTAAACTCTTTGCATAACCGATAAACACATCAGTTCCGTCTGTTTGGATTTTACCTGCTGTAAACGCAGTTTGAACCAGAAATGTATAAGTACATCCCAGATTACTGTCTACGTTGAAGTCATTTGCTCCAGCTACTGCTGATGCGCTATTCGCCTTAATTGTAGGTAAAGTAAACTCACCTGCTGCTGCATTGCAAAGCAAAAGTCTACCTGCATGCTCTGCAACTGTTAAAGTTGCGCTTGATGTTAAGCTAACGCCTGCTTTAGGTCCGAAACTAATAAAACCATTTAATGATCTTACTGGTCCGGAAAAGGTTGTATTTGCCATGATTAAATCCTCCTAGTTTGTTGAACGTAGTCTCTAGGCCGTCGACTATACTCGTCTACGTTCTTAATTTAATGTATAGTGATTAATCTATAGCCCTTTTTTTAAAAAAGTGCAAGCGATCCCTAGGAAAAAATTGATTTTTTGATAGCTCTTAAGTGGCTATCGAAACTTGAGCCTTGGATTCATCTACTTTATTAAGGCGAGTAGATTCTTCGAACTCTTTGGCAATGATTTCTTTAACTATTTCCTGAATTTTTTTATCAAAGTAGGACATATTAATATTATACTTGCCCTCCTTCAGGTGCTCCTGTTGCCACTCTAACTCCAAGGACCGTTTTGTAGTGTATAGGTCTTGTGTCATTTATAACCTCCTCATAGGTTATTCTCCGGGTATCTCGATACATTCCCGTTGATTCCCACTTTATACTCTTTTCTCCTAACTTGTCAAGGATTGATTTTTCAACGGAAAGAGCATTATCTTCAGCTAAAATTTCAAATTTAGCGTGATAATCATATGCCCAAATATTTATGAGGAATTTCTTCATTTTTACACCTTATATAAAAAAGGGGCGGAATTGTGTTCCGCCCCTTAATTAATTATTTATTATATGTCTGATCCGAAGATACCTCTAGGGTCAGAGAATCCGAAAACGTATCTCTCTCTAGCTTTGTATCTTACATTACCAGTATCGAAGTCACCTTCCATTGAAGTTTTCAATGGTGCTCTTGTAAAGTGTTTCAATCCATTAGGAACATCAGTTTTAATGAACCATTTACTAGTGTCAGTTAAATAGTGATTAACTACATAACCTTCAGGTATTGCGCCCATATTATTGATCGCATTGATGTCATTATCTGCTGTTCCAGTTCTACCTTTAGACTTCATCAGTCTTTCAGCAGTAAATTGAAGCGCAGAAGGAATTACTAATTTCATTCCTCTAGCTGCAATTTTAAGACCTCTTTCATCAGTGAACGCAGCAATGTCAATTAATGCTTGTTCCAAAGATGTTTCATTTAAATCAGCTGCTGTAGCTAATTCATTTGAAAAAGTCCCTGCTAAAGTTGGATGGGCTGTAGAAAATAATTCTACACCGTCTCCACCTGCGTAGCTGGAATTGAACCCGTTATTTAAAATAGCCGCACCTT